CGCATTAACCCTCAAACGGGCTTGCCCTGTTGGGACTGGATTAACGGAAACTATATCAAAACAAACCCTAACTACACGCCGCGCGGAAAAAATCGCGTTATTCACGGTGTAGAAATTGACAGCGCGGGGCGGCATATCGCGTACCATGTCGAAACATGGGACGGCGAAAAATTAGAATTTACAAGAATTCCAACCGAGGGCGAAAAATCAGGGCGGCAAATTTCGTGGATGATTTACGGCTCAGAAAAAATGTTAAACGACGTGCGCGGTATACCGTTACTCGCAAGCGTTCTTTTTATGTTAAAAGACCTTGACAGATACAAAAACGCCGAAATCCGCGCCGCGGTTATCAATTCACTCTTACCACTGTTTATAAAAAAGACCGCCGCAAGCGGTACAGGCACAAACCCTGTTTATAACATGGGAAAGGGTGAACCCTTCAAAGGCAAAGGCACGCCCGCCGAAATGGAAACAATCAATGCACCGGGCGGCTCGGTCGGCAAAGTTGCGTCGACGCAAGTAGAACCGATAACACAACGCACCGCGCAAATTATGCCGGGGAGCGTTCTTGACCGCCTTGCCGCGGGTGAGGAGCCTGTTTCATTTAACACCCAACGCCCTAACGTTAATTTTGGAAAGTTTGAAGAGATTATCGTTTCCGCTATCTGTTGGTCAAACGAAATACCGCCTGAAATTGTATTTTTGAAATTTGGCAATAGTTACACCGCCGCCCGTCAAGCCGCCAACGAATACGGCATAACACTTAAATATCGCACTTTCAAAAATGCTAAAGATTTCGGGCAAATACCTTTTCAAGAATTTATTATTCAATCCGTTTTAAGGCGCGAGCTTGACTTGCCGCGTTTCCGTTCCTGCATATTTGACCCGACGCAATGGAAGTTACGCGGCGCATGGTTAAAAGCGGAGTGGTCGGGTGTCAATCGCCCGTCCGTGGATATACACCGCGAAACAAAAGCATTAAAAGACGCTGTTGGTATGGGGTGGGTGCCAAACGAACAGCCCGCGCGCGAATTAAGCGGACTCGATTTTAGAGCAGTACAAAACAAATTGAAACGCGAAAAAGCGTTAATGGAGCGCTATGAATTTACACAAAATACAGGCGGCAATAATGAAACAGTAGAACTCGCCGAGGGCGAGGCAACGGACGAAGACGAAAAAAAATCAAACAGCGGCGATAAAAGCGACGCGGAGAAATAAAACTTGCGGCGACGCAAGTTAGGAGGGTTTATGGACTTAATACTACCATTTTTAGAACGCAATTTTATAAATATTATTGTTTTAATATGCCTTGTTATTTTAATGCTTAGGGGAGCCGACAAAGTTTTTCCAAAATTAAAAAAAGCCAAAATTAGTCCTGTAGGCGGAATTGAGGTTGAGCGTGATTGCGGCGAAATTGAAGAAAGAAGGGATTGCTCAGAAAAAAGAGGACGCAGGTCGACCGATGTTTGTAGCGCACATTGTAGTATTGCCGAGGTTATTGCGTCTAACACAAAAGCGCTTGAAGAATTAAAAAATACTGATAATAAACTCGTAGAACACGAGGAGGAGTTGTGGGTTGATATTTTACAACTTCAATTTTATTCAACATACCTTCCAAAACAAACACGAATGATTGCAGGGCTCCGCTATTTATGGTGGGGCTTAAATAGTGATGTAAGTATAGATATGAAAAAATTTATTGACGAAAATCTTGAAATATATAAGTCAATTATTGTAGGCAGACCCGAATTAAAATTAGGCAATTATGCAAAAGGACACAACCCGGAGGAAATATGAAATTAAGCAAGGGCGCGGCATTTTTATTTTGTTTTTTCGGTATCATTTTTATTTTTGTTTGTATGTTTGTTATCTGCATTATTAAAAACGACCTTGAAAAAATACCAGTTGCGGCTTGTCTTACAGGTGTTGGCGCGCTCGCAACTGTTTTTATAGGCGGCTCTGTTGCGAATAACGGCGTTAAGGGCAAAAACTGGAGTCAAGAAATGTATGACAGCGAAAACCCAAAAGGAGGTAATACATGAAAATAACGGAAAATCTTTTAACGCTCGGAAAGCGAAACCGCCCCGGTGAAAAGATTATTGAATTAAGGGCGGTCGTCTTGCACTGGCTCGCCGCGCCTATGCAACGCCCGATTAACACGCGCTCATGGTTTGAGAGCGGCGAAACGTGGGGCTCCACCGCTTATATTATCGGTACCGAGGGCGATACTTTGCGCGTTTTACCAGAGGACGAGGTCGGTTATCATATCGGCTCAAGTCAAGTTGACCCGAAATCAGGCAGGGTTTACACGGACAAAGCGCGCGCGTTATTTGCAAATACGGACGCTTTTTCAGGCAAGCGCCGACCGAGCGGCTTGTTTATCACGCCTAATTTTTACGCTATCGGAATTGAAATGAGCCACTTGAATAACAACCCCGGCGATTTTACCGAGGCAACCTTGCAAGCCGCCGCGGAGTTATGCGCGGATATTTTAACGCGGCATAAAAAATCAGTTGACATATTAACAACGCACCACGAAATAGTCGGGTGGAAAAATTGCCCGAAACTCTGGACGGACAATCCGCGGCTTTTTGAAGAATTCAAAAATCGCGTAAAAATTTTAATTGGAGGTTAAAATGTATGTTAAAAAAAATCTTTTTCTTTTTATTATTGCTTGCGCCTTTTTTATTATTTGCGGAGGATGTCAAACACGACCCGTTGTTATCACAACAGATGAGTCTATCGTCGGCAGTCAGATCAGCGCTGGAAAGCTCGAAACAATCCATGACTCAATTAGAAGCATACTACAATTCCATGATGTTTGGATTAGAGACACAACTTCAAAGTCAATCAATGGAATTGACGACGCTCTCGACGCGCTTGACAGATACGATGCTTTCGTTCAGGAACTTATCCGCAGAATTAGACAACTTGAATATACAGTTGACGAAAGAACAGGAGCGAGTACAGACCCGTAATAAAATTTTATTTTGGTTTGGAATTATCGGCGCAATTATTTTGTTAGGCAAAATAATTGCTTTCATTCTTTATGCAAAGCGCGTGCCTATACCGCGGTGGTTAGATATTGTTTTATGATTGACATTTACTGTAAAAAAGGTTTGTTAGAAATAACTTTTTCTTTTGAATATTGGCGGGTGCAGGAGTTTTTTTTATAAGCTCATAAACCCGCTATATTATTATTTCAAGAAAGATTATTTCTTTATTGATTGCGGCTATTGCCAACGCGAAAAAGGAAAGTTAGTTTGTTATGCGCCGGGGAGCGCAGATGAAAAACAGCCCTGCCATAAATGCGTTTTTGAACAGGAGGAAAAATAATATGGTTGTTTATCTTTCAGGCCCCATGTCGGGCATAATTGATAAAAATAAAAAGGCTTTTATGGTTGCGCATAATGAAGTCGCGACCGCTTTTCGCACAATCAAAACCGAAAAATTAAGAATTATAAACCCTGTAAGAATAGGCGCGAAAGTTGAAAAGCAATTTGCGCTTTTGGAAAAAGAGCCGAAATGGGAGGACTATATGCGTGCCTGTATTAAGCAGTTAAGCGAGGCGCAAATAATATATATGTTGCCTAACTGGGGAAACAGCGACGGCGCGGTGCTTGAAAAGCATATTGCAAACCGCTTGCAAATTCCTAGCGCGGAGAACTTTCAGGAGCTAATAAAAATAATTGTAAATAATTATAAAACTGCATAGCTTTTATATTTTTTAAGGAGTGATATTAGAATTATGAAAGATGTTTTTATCGACGGCGACATCGGCTATGATTGGTGGTCGGACTCTGGCGTTACTGCCAAAAGCGTCCGCAAGCAATTAGAAGGAATTGAAGACGGCGAAGAAATAAAAATAACAATCAACTCCCCCGGCGGCTCCGTATATGAGGGAATTGTTATCTTTAATCTTATAAGAGATCACGCAAAAACGCACCCTGTATCGGTGCGCATTAACTGTATGGCTATGAGCATGGCGGCTTACATTGCGCTTGCGGCGCGAACTGTAAACCGTGACGCAAAAATAACCGTTTCCGAAAATTCCGTTTTAATGATACACAACCCGTGGACGTTTACATGGGGCGATTATCGGGAATTAAAAAAAGAGGCGGACTATCTTGAAAAATTGGCGGCGCTTTACGGCTCCGTCTTTTCTACTGTTTCGGATAAAACCGAAAAAGAAATTCGCGGCGCAATGGACAACGAGACATTTTATGTCGGAAAAGAAATTCAGGACGCGGGCTTTGCCAACGATTTTGAAAAAATTGCGCCTAACGATAACGAAACACAAACAGAAAGCGCCGAGGGCGGCGCGCGTGACGCGCTAATTGCAAGCGCACGCCACGAAATCGAACAAACAAAAGCGAAAGCACGCGACGCAAAAACAAAAGACTCCGTGGCTTATCGCGGCGACCTTGAAAAAGCGGTCGCGCTTTACAAACCAAATTCAGCCAAACCGCCCGTAGCGGAAAGCACAGAGACAGGCGGAAAAAATAATTTAGGAGGTCAAGTAATGACACTCGAAGAATTGAAGGCGCAAAACAAGGCGCTCTATGACGCCGTCTTTGCGTTAGGTGAACAGGCAGGAAAGGACACGGAACGCGCTCGCGTAAACGGTCACCTCTTGCTTGGCGAAAAATCGGGCTCTCTGGAAATCGCCGCAAAACATATTAAAGCGGGCGTATCTACCAGCGACGAAACAGCGTGGGCGGAGTATCAGGCGGCAAAACTTGATAACACGCACATTCAAGCGCGTAACGGCGACAACCTCGGCGAAATCCGCACGGGCGGCAACGCAAACGGAAATAACACCGACGAAAGCAAAGCGCTTGCGGCTTTTGAAAATGGCTATAAGGGTCGCGACACAGGAGGTAAACCGTGGGAGGTATGAAAACCAACAAAGTAACAAGCCGCGTTTTAATGTTAGGCGACAATCATTTTCACACCGCGAAAATAAAAATTGCGGCTAACACAACGCTCGTTGAGGGCGCAGTATTAAAGCGCGGAGCCGACGCGGACACTTTCGCAGTTGCCGCCGCGGGTGACGATTTTGCCGCGGTTAATCCGTTTGAAATCGTAAACGATACAGCCGCCGAAAAAACTTTTAGTTTTCAGGCGTGTTTTGACGGGCGCGTCCGTGAGGATATGTTGCGCGTAGGAGCCGCAACAGTAAGCGTCACAGATATTGACAAGCTCCGCAAGGTGGGTATTTTACCCATGAAGGTCACCGACCTTTCACACCTCGACAATCATTAAAAGGAGTTTGAAATGTTACCAAAACTTTTAACTGTCATAATATCAATGTTTAATCAGGAGCCCGATATTAAAAAAATGGGCTTTCTTTCGTCTTTTTTCAAAACGCCGCCCGACGGTTTTACCGACGCGGAGTACATGGAATATGACATAGTAAGGAGCGGCATGGAAGTTGCGCCTGTTGTGCGCACGCTTTCGTCGGGCTCCGTAACTATCGTTGAGGACGAATATATCAATAAGCACATGCCTTATCCTGTATATTCTCTTGACTCGCCTGTACATAACGCAAAGTTAATGCACCGCCAAC